CTCCAAAATGATAGTATTTATCTTGTGCTATTTGTGCTAAACTTAACGTACTTAGAAGCGTTGCGATAATAACAAGTCTATATGTTCGTTTAGTTGCTCTTTCCAATCTTCAGGTAATTTAAGGCTTATACCACTTTCTATTCTTAGTTCTTCCTCGCCGTCGTTATATAAAACAATAGTAGGATAATATTTTATGTTTTTAAATTCATTAGGAGATTTAGATACAAAATAGGTTTTACTATTGTAATCTTTATAATCTTCCAAAGTTACTTGTTCTGCAAAACTTGCAGTGTACTGTATTATACTAATTGACTCCGTTTGAGCAAAACTCGCAAAAGTCAGAAAGAACGCAATTATTACACATCTCATCTTTGTTTACTAATTTGATATAATCTCTCATCAATCTTCTGTAGTTGATCTTTGACCTCTTTTACATCTCCACTTAATACATCTGTCTTTTCTTCAACTCTTTGGATTGTAGACCTGACAAGCTCATCTTTATATTGAAACTCTACAGGATTTACGCTATTTGTTTTAAGAGCATCTATGTTCTCTGTGTTTGCAGCTACACTACTTTGTAAGGTAAAATAGATACCAAACAAACTAGACAAAGCTACTACAGCTCCGACAATCTCTTTTAGAGATAAACTAAATTTACTTTCTGGGTTTAACTCTGCCATTATAATTTGTTTTCTTGGTAAGACACTCCCATAAATCCGTGCATACCCTCACTATCTAAATCAATAGCGTAAGACTTCCATCCGTAAGGATGATCTACACTTACATTACCATCTTCGTCAGTTTCTTCGATGTCTTTCCATAAAACATCAACGTGATACTTGTCTGATAGCACAGGTGCTTTAGTTTCTTCTCCGTTCTCATCATACTCGCCTTGCTCTAAGACAATATTACCTAACTTTACGACAGTATGTTTATGTGAGGGTACATCGTTACCATCTTCATCTTTTACACTTGGTAAAGCGTTTATTTTGCTTAGTGCTTGTTCTTCTGAATCAAATTCGTATTTACTTACTTTTATCATCTTTTTTCTTTTTATTGTTTGACCATAATTGTTCGCCTTTCCACTCTACCTCTACAATATATTTATCATCCTCTGCATAGTGTTTGATCGTATGCGAGTGAGGTGTAGGTAAGGCATCTACTTTTTGTAGAGCTTCTTTTCTGTTGTTAAATTTATATTTCATCTTAACTTGTTATTTTAGTTAATAATATATCTACTTCTGAATCTGTCATTTCTTTAGTGTTATATACTCTTATATCTCGTATCTTGGCTTCAATAGCACCACTTCCCCCAAGAGAAAAGTCAAACCTATCTAAACCAATGGGAGCTAAACCTATTAAATCTGTTCTTCTTTTTACTCCGTTAATCCATAATTGAAAATTATTAGCTTCCCATTTTATAGCTACTTTGTTAAAAGTTGTAACATCAGAAACAACAAACCCAAAATCTGCATACTTTGTACCCCCACTTGAAACAATCCCTCTGATGTTATTGTTTGCGTGGTCATTTAAAATTACAACTCTATTACTACTACCGCCATCACTTAATCCTAAATATCTCACATAACCAGTATTACCAAGCGCTGCAAACTCTGCATATAATATTCCCTCTGAACTTTCAAAGATAGAAGATGTGCCTGCACCATTACAGGTTTCTGCTGCTCTTGTTTGTGTGCTTCCGTTTGTTATAATTAAACTTGTAGGATAGCTTTGTTGCTCTATTTGACAACCAAAAACATAAATATTATCCCTACCATTACCTGCGTGATATATAGAACTTGTACTTGCAGCAACACTTATAACAGCTCTTAATGTAGGTGCATTTGATGCTAAAGTGGCTGTTACTGACAATCTATACCAACCATTATTATATTCTTCTACTCTTGCTGATGCGTTTGTAGGAGCAGTACCACCTGTAATAGCTGAACCGACAGTGTTGTTGTCAAAATCATATACAAAATCTACAGCACCAACAAAAAGATTACTTGAATCTCTTTGATTTATACCTACTGCTGCAAAATTACCTGTACCTCTTTTAATAAAACAACTTACAGTATATGTGTTTGAAGCAATTGCTGTTACATTTTTATATATATAATGATTAGCAGTAGATGTTGTTAAAGTAATTTTTGTTGCAGTATTTGTTCCATCAGGTGATATAGCGTTATTAGATATTTTATTAGTACCTGAAGTTAGCCAAGAACTATCACCTAAATTTGTGTGTGTGTTTAAATTTGTGCTTTGTGGCTCTAATAAAAGTGATGGCTTTGTGTTTACTAAACCTCCCTCTATTTCATAATTTAATCTTGCTCTGTCGCCTGTTACTTCCTTAAGAGATACGTTGTCTATTGTTATATTGCCTGTACTGTCATTTCTTAAATAAAAAAAGCCCCCTGAATTAGGAACAAAACTTATTGTGTGTGTTCCAACTGTAGAGTTTACTGTAAACCAAGAACCATTGTATAATTTAAGAACAGGGCTACCACTTGTAGATTTTATAGTATATGTTACTTTATATGTTGATGAACTTGGAGATGCTACACCTGATTGATTTATAATAGATGCACCTTGTAGTTCTACAGCATTATTGCTAAAAACTACTGTACCTGCTTGTATATTCCAATTAGAACTACTACTACTAAAATCTCCATTAGTTATTCTTTCAGCACTATAATAACCTACTCTTTCTATTAAACCCTCACTATTTACACGAGTAGCATCCGAATCACGATTGAATTGGAAGTCAGCATCCGTTGAGTTAGGAAATACAGAATGTACTTTGCCTGAACTAACTGCTGAGGGAATCATAAATAAACTTGGTATATCCATATCTTATAAATTATCTATTACTTTTTTAACTTCGTTTAATGCTTCTACTGTAAAGGATGC